TGTTCCATGTTACTGTGTCGTAAGCAGATGTCATTCCTGTCTCAGATGGTGCTGAACCTTCGTTTGTGTCTGCAACTGTTGGAGCAGTGTCTGGAGTCGCATCATTGGTATAAAGGCGTGGCATGGGAAGTTACACGCAGATCAGGTGAATCTGTTAAGCCTTTCGGGATGGACTTCATTGAAACGCTAACAAGCGTGGAAGTGTTGGACTCAGACCCTTTAGCTTAAAGCGCGATCTTCCGTTCACCTACTTAATTGCTAGGCTAAGCATTAGGTTAAGGATCGCGCCACAGCAGTTACTTGAACTAGATAAGACCATGCTCGATGCATTAGTGCAAGGGCTACAAGACGAAGCTAAGGAGATCAGCGATGCCAGTAAGCGTAAAGGGCGCAGTTGAACTCCGTAAGGCTCTTCGTAAGTTTACACCTGATCTAGCAAAAGAAACTCAAGTGCAGATTAGAACAGCCCTACAGCCGATCACTAGAACTGCTAAAGGGTACGTACCTGATCGCGGAAGTGTTTTAAGTGGATGGTTGCCTCGTCAAATGTCAGAGGCAACTTTCCCCACTTTCAATCCTTCTCTAGTTAAAGCAGGTATTGGGTTTAAGACAAGCCCGTCAAAGGCAAGCAGTAGAGGATTTAGATCTCTTGCTCGAGTGTTTAACAAAACTAGAGCCGGAGCAATTTACGAGCGAATGGGTAAAGTAACTCCCGATAGCCGCTTTGTGCAAAACCAAGACGGCAAGTATCGATCAGTAATGAAGGGCAATAAGCAGATGGAAGGTCGAGTCCTTTATCGTGCTTATGAAGAAAACAATGGCAAGGCTAGAGATGCAGTCCTTAAAGCAATTACAAGCGCAGCCACTAAACTTAATCAACGAGCAAGCGTGAGAGGCTAATCATGGCAAATGTAGTCATTGATATTGCTACCGAGTTCACGGGTAAAAAGGCTTTCAAGCAAGCAGAGACCAGCGTAGATAAGTTAAATGCTAATACGAAGAATCTAGGCAAAACTCTTACTCGTACTTTTGGTACAGCTGCAGTCCTTGCTTTTGCTCGCTCATCTGTCAAGGCTTTTGCAGAAGATAACAAAGCAGCTACTTCATTAGGTCAAACTTTAAAAAACCTTAATCTTGCTTACGGCTCAAACATTGGCACAGTCAATGGGTACATCTCACGCCTTGAAGAGCAGACAGGTGTGCTCGATGATGAGCTGCGTCCGGCTATGGATCGGTTGCTTCGTGCAACGGGATCAGTCGCTAAGTCTCAGGAATTACTTAATCTTGCATTAGATATTGCAGCAGGTACAGGCAAGACTGTCACTCAGGTTTCACAGTCCTTGCAGAAGGCTTATCTAGGTCAGACACAGGCACTAGGTCGCTTAGGTGTCGGACTTAGTAAGGCTGAATTGGCTTCCGGATCATTCGAGGAAATCCAGCAGAAGCTCACGACATTATTCGCAGGTCAGGCAGTTGCAGCAGCAGATACTTTTGCAGGTCGCTTAGACAAACTTACTATTGCTGCTAACAATGCTAAAGAGACAATAGGTAAGGGTCTCTACGATGCCATTACGGCTCTTGGCGGTGGCGGTGCTACAGCTGCCACAACTAACATTGACAAGTTGGCTAAAGGTATTGCAGACAGTCTCAAAAATGCAGGTGAGTTTGTAGCCAGATTAGAGAAGTTAAAGCCTGTACTTATTGCTTTTGGTATTGCAGCAGCGGCGGCTTTCCTTCCAGTTACTACGGCTATTGTCGGAGTGATTGCATTAGTATCAAGTCTAAACCAAGCACTTGATAAGTTATCTTTCCGTAAGGGCATAATCCCCGGTGGCATGGGCAATGTCTCCATGACTGTATCTTCTCAAGATACTCAACGAGCAGACAATGCTGCTGCTAGAAGATCATCGGCTGCTATAGCAAAATCTACTAAAGAGCAAGCAGCAGCACAGGCTAAGATTCTCAAGGATAAGAAACTTGCTGCACTTATCGACAAGGCGCAGTTAAAGATCGGCAAGGGCACAGACCTCTTTGATATCGAAAAGGTACAGATTGCAGCTGCTTTAACTAACCAAGCCGAGCAACTAGGCAAGGCAACCAATACACAACAGGTCTTGCAGATCGCTAACGATACTGCTCGCCTTAATGTTAAAAGGTCTATCCTTGATGTTGAAGATGCTATTGCTGCTAAAGATAGTGAGGCAATTGAGGCTGCCCTTAAGAAACTAGATGGCGATCTCAAGGTCTTGGGAGTGCTCAACAATCAGAAACTTACTCTTGGTGAAATCTCTACTCTGCTAAAGAGCCTACAGGCTGCCGATCTCAAGGGTACGATCCAGTACACAGATAACATTACTGAGACCATCAAAAGACTTCAAGAGTTATACAAGATGCAGACAGATGCAGAAAATGCACTGTTGGCTCTTAAACTTAAGAACGCTAGAGATATTGCCGCTTTCGAGAATGACACCTTAGATCGTAAGTTGCGTGGCTATTCGGCTTCTGCACAGGCATTGGCTAAGTTATCTGGAGTTGAAAGAGAAGCTGCTATTGCTAAGTTAGCAAGCGACATTGGTGCGGCTTCATTCATTCAGGGCATTACAGCAGGTCTATCACCTGCCGATGCAGCATCCGGTGCACGATACGCAGCTCAAGCTGCTGCGAATTATTACATCAAGATTACTGCTGGCATTGGTGATCCAAACGCTATCGCAGAAGAAGTCAATAAGATTCTTACAGATGCCCGAAATCGTGGCACTCTTGTCGGTGGAGTTACTATCGCATGACATGGCTTCCGGAGTGGCGAGTTACAGTAGGTGATGATGTCTATACGACTGTCACCTCTGTTTCTTTTGCATCCGGTCGCTTAGATATTGATTATCAACCTACAGCAGGTTACTGCCGAGTAGAAATTATCAACACAACTAATGCAGCCTTTACCATCAATGTCACAGAGCCAATCACTTTAGAGCTAAAGGATAGCTCTGGCACTTATGTCACTGTATTCGGTGGCGAGGTTTCAGACTTTAACATCGGAGTCCGTAGCCCAGAGGAAACCGGCTACATCACAACAGGCACGATTCTAGGCATTGGCTCACTAGCCAAGCTGACTAAGACTGTCTATAACACAGCACTTGCAGAAGGTTTAGATGGAGCACAGATCGCAGCCATCTTAGGCGATGCCCTTGAACTCTCATGGGCAGAGGTCACACCTACTGTTACATGGGATACCTACTCAGCAACTACGACATGGAATAACGCAGAGTCTTACATCGGCAACATTGACTCAGGCTTCTACACGATGATTGCCCTAGCTGCTAATGCTTCCACTAAGTCCCAGACTATTGCAGATCAGATTGCCAACAGCGCACTCGGTCAGATCTTTCAAGAGAAGAATGGAAATGTCTCATATGCAGACGCAGACCACAGATCTAACGATCTCGCAGCAAATGGCTACACTTTTCTTGATGGCGCATATGCAACACCTACCTCTATCACATCATCAATACAGACTTCTCGCATCCGTAACAGCCTTATCTACCGATACGGCACAGGCTACGCCAGCACCTACAGTACCTCTGACGCGGACTCTATAGCCTCTTTCGGGCTCTTTGAGCGTTCGACTGAATCTAATATCAAGGATCTTGCAGACATCACCGATATCAGCACTAGAGAGCTTAATTTAAGGCGCAGCCCTAGAGAGCAACTAGGCGTGATTACATTCCGCTTAGATAACCCTAATATGCCTAGCGCAATGCTAGATGCCCTGATTGGGGTTTATTTCGGTGAGCCGGTATCTATTAACAATTTACCGAGCAATCTATTGGGCGGTACATTCGATGGCTTTGTGGAAAATGTAGCACTTCGGGCTAACCCTAGTTTTGTGGACATCACCCTCTACATCACAGCTACCGACTTGTCGTTATCTACGACTCAATGGGAAACAATTATTCCAGCCTCTCTGGCTTGGACAGGCGTAAATGGTACACTTATCTGGAACAATGCGACAGGAGCACTAACATAAATGGCAACTACACCGAACTTTAACTGGAGCACTCCAGATAACACAGGATTGGTTAAAAATGGTGCTCTCGATATTCGCACGCTTGGAAACTCTATCGATGCCTCATTAGTCGATCTTAAAGGCGGTACAACAGGTCAAGTGCTGGCTAAGGCTTCTAACACGGACATGGATTTTGTATGGAGCGCGGATGCGGCTGGAATCTCTCCAACCATTGTTGATGCTAAAGGCGATTTAATTGCAGCGAGTGCAGCTGACACACCAGCCCGCCTAGCAGTAGGCAACAACGGCGAGACTCTCGTAGCAGATAGTTCCACTTCAACAGGCTTGCGCTATCAGTCAGGCTATAACGGCAACGCTGTAATCAATGGCGGTATGGACATCTGGCAACGCGGTACATCAATCGCCTACGGCGTCAATGCGTTAGTTTATGCAGCCGACAGATGGGTTACAATTCGTGTTGCAGATCCATCAAATGCCACAGCATCACGCCAAACATCAAGCCTTAATGGTATTCAGTACTGCTCAAGAATTGCTCGTACTGCTGGAGATACTTCAACAGCTGCAATCTATTATGCTACTTCATTAGAGTCTGCCGATTCATACCGCTTTGCTAATCAAACAGTTACTCTTTCTTTCTATGCTCGTGCAGGGGCTAATTATTCACCTACTTCTGGATTGTTAGTTGTCGATCTATTATCGGGTACAGGATCAGATCAAAATGTTATGAGCGGCTTAACTGGTCAAGCAACAGTAGGTACAACAAATGCAGCTTTGACAACTAGTTGGACTCGCTACACAATAACTGGCACAGTAGCTTCTACTGCAACTCAATTAGCAATTAGAATTACCGCAAATCCTACAGGCACAGCAGGTGCAGCGGATCACTTTGAGGTGACTGGTGTTCAATTAGAACTAGGTTCAGTAGCAACAAACTTCAAGCGTACAGGTGGAACAATCCAAGGAGAATTAGCCGCTTGTCAGAGGTACTATTATCTCCACGCATCAGGTACTTCAAAAGCGGTCGGAAATGGTGCTTATTATTCAGCGTCAGAAGTAGACTGTATGATTCAATTCCCAGTAACAATGAGAACTGCACCTACGATTGATCAAATAACTGGCACTGATTATTATACTTTTTATAGAAATGGTGGAGCAGACGGCTTCAACTCTTTCACAATTTCTTATGCTTCAACAACTGGCACAAACTTATTCAATGCGTCACAGGTGAGCGGAACTGCTGGACAAGCAGGACAAATTGCAACTAATAACGCTTCGGCTTATCTAGGCTTCGCGGCAGAACTTTAGGAGATAAAATGACAATCACATACACACTTATCAAAACCGAAGGCAAGCCAGATAGTATCTGGGCTGAACTTGGCGATGGTCGAGTTTTGTCTATTCCGATGGACGAAGCCAACTCAGATTATCAACGCTATTTAAATCCTGAAGCGGAACAATCCACACCAATTTTGTCGGATGAAAACGAAGCTAAGTAAAGCTGCATCACAGTTAAGGGAACAAATCGATGATTGCTTCCCAGATCGTGATAGGCGTAGCGATGGGACAACGGGCGATCCAAGACATGCTGCTCGTAAGTCGGATCATAATCCAGATGAACAGGGCTGGGTACGGGCTTGGGACTGCGATGCTGATCTGTTCAAAGGTGGAAAACCCGCTGTCATGCCAGACCTTGTTGATCAGATTCGACTCTTATGCAAGTCTCGTATTGCTCATTACTTGACCGCCCTTAACTTAGGATAATGTCCGTTCATTTCAATATACTCGTCTAATGTGACTGCGCTCTTATACTCATTGCAGTCCTTGCAGACCTGCGCGATGGTCATATCAAACCCGCAATAGCAGCAGTAAAAGTTATTAACAATTGGTGCTCCATAGATCTCGATTGCAGCCATTATGCAACCTCGTATTCAGTAACAGCGTAATCGGTCAAGATGACAAATTGATCCATCGCTGTGTCGTATGTTTCCTGAAACTTGATCTCGCGCTGAATAAGGAAGTTACGCGCTAAGATCAAAGCTGTGCGGCTATCAAACCAGAAAGCCCATAAGTGATCAAAAGTAACGTGTGGCTCAAAGCGATCAGCTTGAATTTCCCAATCGTAGCCATTCCATTGCATTTGTGTATTGCTTAGCATGTCGAAGTCTTGCTCTGTAATTAACATTTTGTACCTATCCGTAGCGATGCCCTTGATCGCTTACAGAATTAGAATCTCATGCCTCTACAGGCTGGTCAAGCATATTTAGATAACGAAATGATAACGATTATCTGGCTCGTCCGTAGGTCTTTCCGGACACGATGAATGTCCCATCTTTCTCGATGTTGATTAGATCTACCTGC